GATAGAGGGGCGAAAGCCCCTTTGTCTTTTTCAAACAAGGAACTGGTTTCATCCATTGAGCTAAAGACTCAATGGTTTTCACCAGAAGGATATATAAATGAAAACAATATTATTTTGCATTGGAACTATTATTTTCGTTCTATCTATTATTTCCTCAATAGTTTCTTTTGGATTTATCACTTATGATTTTGTTAAAAAACCAAAGGTAGGTAGAGGAAAAATGTTCTGGATGTGGGCTTCTGTAATTATCATGTGGATTGGACATTTCATGATGAAATTATGCCTATAAAATGGACAAAGAAAAACTTCATAAACATATCAAAAAATTATGTAGAAAAAATCTCAAAGATGTTCGGGTAAAATGTTGTGCTGAATGTGCTTTTGAAGAAATCATTTGTAAATACTTTCCTGAATTAAAAGAGTTGTTTATTGAAAAGAGATTAAAGAAAATAGGGGCCGTGTAGCTCAATTAGGTTCAGAGCGTTTGATTGTTAATCAAATTTGTGGAGGTTCGATTCCTTCTACGGCCGCCATTTCCTAAAGGAGAAAAATGTATAAACAAGAATTTAATAAACTCATTCAAAGTGGCAAAATGGATATTCTTCAAGCCATAGACTTTATTGTTGATGCTATAAATAATAAAGAAATCGAACCATCCGCAGCTAAAAAATTTCTAAAGCTTACATTTCAAGAAGCCTTTGAACCCATTCACATGAGAAGTTTTGCGAAAGCATTGGGCTTTCTTATTCCACCAGATAATGGAATGCGAATTACAGTTGATGGATTTGATTTCCTTGTTTGGCGAGATGAGGAAGATGAGACAATTACAATTAGCGATTTGAGAAAAGAGGATATGGGTTTAGAAGAAGGTGAGGTTGTCCCTGTTTTTTTTCATACTCATCTCCTAAAGGAATTGGACAATTAATGCAGGGATGGTGAAATAGGCAGACACGCCAGTTTAAGGTGCTGGTTCTTGTAATGAGAGTGGGAGTTCGATTCTCCCTCCCTGCACATTTTGACTAAATAATATTATGAAGTTTAGAATAATGGAAGAAAGGAAAATTGGCAAAATAATGAGGAATACTATTTATATTCATAAAAATTATCAAAGCCAATTACCCCAAAAAGAACTGGAATTCGCAAAGTCAAAACTTCCAGAAGATTATGATTATACAGCCATAAAATATGATAAAGATTCCGGGGCTTTTTCTTTTATTCAATCGCCGGATTTCAATACTGCCGATGAACCGATTGTTGGTCAATCAATTAAAGTGAGTCCCGAAGGGGAAGTAAAGATTACTCCCCCATCTAAAGACCCCATGATATGGCATCATAAATGGCAATGGGTTGGAGATGATTATAGAGGCTTCGATGTGGAAGCTTCAAAAAACAGGTCAAAGAAATGGCAAGCAGTTGTCAATAAAGATAAAGATAAAGATGTTTTATCCAGAATAGGGAGGTTGAGTTATTGGAATAAAAATATTGTTCCAAAACTTGAAAAATAAAATGAAGTTTAGAGTATTTGAAGAATTACAAGATGATATAGAATTGATGAATAAAACATCAAGGCTTGGGGATTATACTTCCGTTGTTACGCAATATATTTTAAAAACTTTTTCACCAGAACAGGGTTTGAGTTTTTTGGATTATGGTGCCGGTGTACTCGCCACTCAAACAAAGAAATTAATAGAAAAGGGATATAATGTAACCGCTTATGATATGGGGAAAAATGTTACTCCCTTACATGATGAAAATGCTTTGGGTAAAAGATACGATGTTGTCTTTGCCTCCAATGTCATCAATGTGCAATTTACAATGGAGCAATTGGAAAAAGTACTTTCTGAAATGTCTAACGCAAGTAGAGAATATATGATTATGAATTACCCTGGCAGTCCAAGAAAATTTAGGGGGCGAAATCTTTCCAATAAGGAAATGAAAGAAGTCATTGAAAAATTTCTTGACATAGAATTGATACAATTACCCTCAACTATTTTCGTTGGTAAAAAATAATGACACGAAAAGAAAGGGAAAAATTAGTTAAGATTTATGCCAATTTAATAGATGTTCAGGAAGAAGGCTCTTATGATAGGGGCTTGGATTTACTTTCTCAAATCATTGGAGTTTATTGCCCTATTGTCTATATCAATGAAGACACTATAGAATTCGATAATCTTATTGAATCTATTACTGTTGAAAATTAAGAAAGTGTGGTATAATATAGGTGTTTATGGTGAAAGACTAATTCGCATAAATAAAAAATTTTGATTTTTTATTTTTGTGCGATTTCATCTCACACCATTTTGAAAAACAATAAATAGATATATGGAACAAAATAAATATTTAGGGTCGGAAAAACATAGAGTAGCTTCTTCTAAAGGAGGGAGAATAAGAGCAATAAAAAGAAAAAAAGAAGCAAAAGAAAGGATTATTGAATATAATAAAAATCCCAAAAAATGTTTAGAATGTGATAAACCCATACTACATAAAATTAAAATTGGGAAATTAAATAAAACCTTTCGTAAAAAATTTTGTTCACATCTTTGTTCGGCTAAATATTCAAATGAGCATAGAGTATATAATCCAAAAGAAGATAAAAGAATAAAAGAAATTTCTTGTATGGATTGTGGTAAAAAAATTATTGTATATTTTAGGGCAAACCCAAAAACAGCTAAATGTGAAAATTGTAAAAAAATAATTTGTAAACCTTGTAAAATTTGTGGTCAAAAAAAATGTTTACGAAAAGATATATGTAAAAAACATCAATTTTTTAAAACATTAATTAAATATTTTGGATTTGATAAAAATAAAATAGGAAGTATTGAGGTCTATGAAGAATTTGATAGAATTGTGAATTTAATAGAAAATGAATATTATGAAAATAAATTAAGCACTTTAGATATAGAGAAAAAATATAACTATCCTCATCAAAATGTTAGTCAAACACTCTTTAAAAATTTAAAAATAAATTCCAGAACATTATCACAATCCCTCACTAATGCAATTTTACAGGGGAAAACATTAAATAAAAATCCTAATCAATATAAATGTGGATGGCATACTACTTGGAATAATAAACAAGTTTTTTATCGAAGTTCATATGAATTAGATTATGCTAAAGAATTAGACAAACAAAAAATAGAATATAAAATGGAATTTTTAAGAATTCTTTATTGGGATACTCAATTACTTAGGCAAAGAGTAGCAATTCCAGATTTTTATTTACCAAAAGAAAATCTTATTATAGAAATTAAAAGTACTTGGACATATAACGAACAAAATATGAAAGATAAATTTAAATTTTATAAAGAATGCGGTTATAGAACTCAATTAATATTAGAACATAAAGAAAAAGTTTTATTCAATTAATCGGCTAATTAGCTTAAATAGTAGAGCGTTCGGTTGAAGCCCGAAAGAAGGTAGGGCGGTACTATCATTAGCCACATAACGCAGGGATGGTGGAATTGGTATACCGTACAGACTTAAAATCTGTTGGCCTTCGGGCCATGCGGGTTCGACCCCCGCTCCCTGCACCATTTTTAAATAGGAGAAAATAAATGTTTTTAAGAAAGAGAATTTGGAAAATTTTTGAGCCTCTTGGACATTATATGTCGTTTGATGGGGGAATAGAATATATTCTTAAATATTTAGTAAAAGAATATATTAAAAGCAAAAACCCAGAACCTGAAGAAGAAAAGGAAAGAACTCATTTTTTTATTTATTTGAAAACTGGAGATATGATTAATTTTTATGGAACATATGGAAATATCTTTAATGGATTTATTTACTTTCAAGAAGATGAGGGGAATTTAGGTAAAACTTCCAGATGGTTTAATACAAACGAAATTATTGAAGTTAGAAGTTTTAAAGAAGAGGGGTAAAATGGGATTAAGAAAAAGACTTTGGGAAACTCTAAATGGGCAGGGATTTGTAACATCAATGTCATTAGAAGATACCGTTGAATTTTTAATGAAATCTTATAATGAGAATTTAAGAACAAAAAACAAAAAAGAGTTTAATTATTATTTTACTATTGAAATGAAAAATGGTTCAATAGATTCCTTTTGGGGAGAATATGATGGGATTGATGATAATAATTTTATGATTTTTGATATTGATTCGGATGGTGAAGAAACTCGTAAATTATTTGATAAAAAAGAAATATTGAAGATTACTCGTAAAGCAATAACAACGGATGAAGGG